AATGGCGCAACTATAACCGTTTCAAGCACACAGACAGTGAGTTCTGGAGTTTTATTGACATTCAATTTATACAATATTACAATGTCTTCAGCAAATACTTTGACAGCGGGTCAATCTCTCACTTTTAATTTATACACGGTTGTATTATCAAGTTCTCAATCAATTCCAAGCGGAACATCATTATCTTTTATTTTATACACTTTAACAATGTCATCAACTCAATCGATTTCAGCGGGAACAACATTGACAATAACAACATATTCATCATCATCAGCAATATCTCAATTAATTTCGGGAAATACATTACAACAAAGTCCTCCCTATCCTGCATTGGGAACTTTTGTAAATGGAATTGTTGTTAGGTGTTCTCTAATCGATAATTCTATTAGTTTCCCTAGCGATATTTTAGATAGTTTTTCTATCACATCGACGTTTGGAGCAAATATCAATTACCAGCCTAACTATGAGAAGTGGGTGGCAATAAAATCAGGCCGATTTAATAAATTGACAATTACATTAACAGACCAAAATTTCAATAATTTAGGTGTGAATGACCCTAATGTTCTAATTTCGTTGTTTTTAAAATTTCCAAAATAAAAACCATATATTATATATGTCATACAATTTAGTTCTCAATAATACAAATTCAGTTGGGTTATATAAAACTCAATATAGATATAATTTCATATCAGGTTCTTTTACAATAAATGAGGATAGTGAGATTTGTATTTCGCAGGTTATTTTTCCTTACTCATTTTTCAATGTAAATAAAACTCTGTATAATAATGCATCTCTTCAATATATTTTTTATTCCGGTAATGGTGTTGCACAAACATATACCGTAAATTTTTTAGATGGGTTCTATACTGTATCGGATTTATCGAATTATTTGCAACAATATATGATTTCAAAGAACCAATATTTTCAAAATGTGAATACTGGTGAGAACCAATATTTTTTGTCAATTCAAACAAATGCAGTTTACTATACAAATCAAATCATATGTTCTCCAATTCCATCATCCATTCCTTCAGGGTATACAGCACCGTCTTTAGGATTTAATTACCCAAATGGATATCCCAATTCGGGTTATAACTACACACCACGGGTAATTATTACGAATAACAATTTTGGTTCATTAATTGGTTATAAGGAGGGAACTTATCCGTCATCATTAACACAAAGTTCTACATCAATTTTGGGAAATACAACACCAAATATCACACCAGTCAATAGCATCGTTGTTATATGCGATTTAGTTAAGAACGAATGTGCATCTCCTACAAACATATTAGATACAATAACAATTTCAAATGTCTCATTTGGTTCTAATATCATATACCAACCTTCCTATCCTAAGTGGATTTCTATTCAAGCAGGAACATACCAAAATTTATCGATTCAATTTATTGACCAGAACTTCAATATAATTCAGGCAAACGATAACAATGTGATGATTTCATTATTATTAAAACAAGGTGAAGAAGAAAATAAAAAAGAACCTCAAGTAGAAACAACGAAAGTTGTAGAAAATCCTATAAAACCCATTTCTTTTTTGGAGTGATAGATAAAAAAAATCTCTTACTAATCTATATACAATATGCAAAAACATTATTTGTTAGGTCGTGGCCGATTCGTCCATAAACAACATTTGACCAAAATCCATAAAGGTATGGGAACAGGAGGTGCCCACAAAAAACTCGGGTTGGGCGTCGTGAAAAAACACATAAAACCATTGAAATTTATATGTTAAAATATATAAATGATTACAAAAATCGAAAGTTCTCCCTTAAGACACAAAAGGTTTAGAGTATATATGGATAATGGTAAATTTTACGATTTCGGTCTAAAAAATGGAGATACTTACATTGATAATCACGATATGGTAAAACGATTGAACTATTTGAAAAGACATTTAGCGAATGAAACAGAAAATACTTTAATAAAAAACCTTGTTCCATCTCCGTCTTTATTTAGCGCATATTTATTATGGGGAAAATACACATCTATAGAGCAAAATATTCATTTTTTGAATTCTTTGTGGGAAAAAAAACATATGATGTATAAATAACCAATTTTATTCTTTCAATATTATATAAATGGAGAATAACGATAATATAATCTGCCCGTATTGCGATAGAAAATTTTTGGATAATCCAAGAATGACTGTTTGTTATGACGTTGATGGTATAAAAGCACATAACAAATGTTTGGATTTAATCTATGAATTGAAAAGAATCAAGAAAGAACAGTTGAATATTGAATGGGAATTATTTCTAATGAAATTTAAAGATAGAAGTTTATAAAAAACTTATTTTCTACGAAAATAGAAGTTTATAAAAAACTTATTTTCTACGAAAATAGAAGTTGGTAAAACAACTATATAAAGATAATGTTTTATATATATATAACATTTAGGAAAATGGACATGTTGCATTTTGATAAAATTGTCGAAAAAATAAAAGAAGACAATAAGAAAAAACTTCACAATGCACGACAACGTCTGTATTATTTAGCAAACAAGGAAAAATTGAAGGAATACTATAAAATAAAATCAAAAGAATACTATGAGAACAACAAAGAGAATAAGAAGCAATATTACGAGACCATAAAAGATAATCCTGAATTTATAGAAAAACGAAAACAAAGATATGAAAATTCTAAAAAATTGATTTGTTTAGGTAAAAGTGTATTTCCGCAGGAAATAGATTGCCTCAGGCACTCTGTATCTATATCATAATTAATATTCCGTAGGAATACGTGTCCTTACAATTTATATAATATAATTTATTATATAAATAACAATATAAAGAGTATATTTTCTTACTATATATAAATGCCGAACTTTAGAAAAATCCCCGAAATCAGCCAAAATAGAAAAACGCAAATTAAACAAATTAGGACAATTCTCGATTATTTTAGACGAAATAACATTCCATATTCTCTAGATAATTATACAAATCCAAACGGAACAATAAACGGAGAATTGTTTTTATCAACCTATAACAATAGTATAACCAGAGCACAAAAAAATAAAAAAAACGTAAAACGAAGAGAAAGAAGACAAACTTTAAAAGAAATCCAAAGACGCGAGGCAATTCAAAATGCAATTGAGGCAAATAAAAGACAGTTTGAATTGTTGAAAACAAAACAAAAACATAAAAAATACAGAGATGTTGTGGAAGAAATCAACAAATTGAAATATATGATATATGCGACAATAAGAAGAACATTTAAACGAACCGGACAAAGTTATGTTATAAATTTTCAAGTTGGTCCGTATAAAGGCGAGATTGACCAATATTTGGACGAACTAGATATGGAAGATGACTATAAGATTGATAAACTTATTGATTATAAAATCGTATTTATGAAAATAAGAAATCGTAATATTTCACAAAGCAATCAACTAATGAGAAAAGATTATATATTAAAAAATAATTGGTTGAGATTTGCAGAAGGCATAAGCAACAATGCATTTAAAAACACAAACAATAAATGCGTATATTATCAATTATGTGAATACTTAATGAATCCAAATACGGGAAGACCAACCAAATTTATATGTAAAGGACAACGAATGAACGATGACAATTTATATTCGTTCTTTCATTCACTAAAACACAATGATAAGTTTGATATATACAGTGGCGTTTCAACAGAAATGGTGAAAATATTATGCAAAGAAATAAAACGCAATATGTATGCGTATGATGCAGACGACAAATGTTTTGATTGTATTATTGATTTCGATAGCAAAAATTACGCACCTATTGTATTTTATAAAATGAACGGGCATATGTATTTAATAGATAACCCTAAAGTTATTAAACAGGTTGCGGAATCAAATAAACAAACAGCTAAAAAAATAATTTCACAACTTTTAGAAGAAAAACCAAATACAGAACAAGAAGAAATTACATTATATAAAATAGATAAATTTAATGTGGATGAAGCGAAAACATACGCAAAAGGAATTTATTTAATTCAAAAATCCAATTTATTAAACGAAGTCTTATCATATATTGAAAAGCATAACGAAATACCTAAAACAAAAAATAATGACAATTCAATTGTAAAATTCACATATAAAAATAATGAAAAACAAATTGTTCATATTGTTGTTGATGCAAATTACGGATTAAACATAGAATATGATGATATTAAACAAGTTGCGGATTTTAATAATATACCATACATAAATGAGGGTATAGGCAATGTTATTAAATTAATAATTGAACATTCGAAGAATGTAGATGTTGTTCTTCCAACATTTGAACGTTTGAAAAAGATAAACAACGATGAAAAAATTGTCGAAGAAATTATCGAAGAAGAAAGTTCGTTCAATGATACTGTATGGGAAAAAATTATGAAAACAATTTATGTAAAAACTTGGCAATTTGTAGAAATTGTTGATAAGGAACACGATGGCCTTCGGTCATTTAAAGTTGATATGAAAAAATGCAGAAGAAATATATTATACTATTCAAAATACAATTTTCCAGTTTATAGTGTTATGGATATACCAAAACCATATTCGGGTATAATTCGATGTGGTATGTATTTTGTTGAAACAGAAAATGTATATCCAATGCGTGGTTCCGGTTGGTATGTAGAACCATTAGTAAAATATTGTATCGATAATAATATTATAAATCATAAAAATATAATTTATTAATTTATCCCATCGAGAACATTATCAAATAATCATTTTCAAAAAAACATAGATGTATTATTAAAAGCATTTGAATCATCGAAATTACAAAAATTGTCAATAAATGCATACATAGGTTATATGGGAAAAACCAAAAGAACAAATTCATATTCTAAATTTACAAACGATGTTTTCGAAGCATCAAATTGGTTGTCAAATTCAAATAAAAACGTGTTTATCACAAATCATAATTGCAATAAAGAATTAATTATATATGAAGGAATACATACAGAAAATATTATAAGTGAATCAACCGCATATCCAATATATGCAATGATTTTACAAATGGAAGCATTGGAATTGCACAAATTAGAACAAGAAATAATAATAAATGGAGGCAAAATATTAGACAGAAATACAGACGCAATAAGATACGCATCAAAAAATGAAATCGATTTATTTTATAAATGTTGGGACGATAATAAACGAATTTTAAAATATCAAAAAGAAGAACCTGTTCCATTAAAAACATCAAAAATACCAAATTTTAAAAGGAAAAATAATTTGGAAAAAAACGTGTTTGAATTAAAATGGAAAATACAATATGATTATGATAATACTGTTGAAGAAAAGGCAATTGAAATCGTTGATTCAAAACAATCTTATCATATAGACGGAATTGCGGGAACTGGAAAAACGTATTTAACAAATCAAATTATCAAAGAATTGAAAAAAAGAAATACTCCATATTTGGCGTTTAGTCCAACAAACAAGGGGGCAAGATTAATTGGTGGAAATACAATTGATAGTGCCTATAATCAATTCAAAACAAGAAAACAACATTTATTTTCAATATTAAAAAAAGTGAAATATATATTTGGCGACGAAGTTTCAATGATGAAGGAATTATTTTATAGATTCTTCATAGTAATAAAAATGACATTTCCAGAAATAATATTTATACTCACAGGTGATTATGCACAATTAGAACCCGTAGATGATTGGTATAAAGGCGATTACAAAAATAGTCCTGCAACATTTTCATTATGTGATGGGAATAGAATTCAATTAACAAAATGTAGAAGAGGAAATTTAGAATTATTCAATATATATACAAATGTGGATAATATCGACATATTGAAATTTCCAAAAACAACAAACACCTATTTGAATATTGCATATACGCATAAAACACGAAAATTAATAAACGAACAATGTATGAAACGATATATGTATGAAAATCCAAACATTAATTTTATAAAATTAGATATGGATGAAAAAAACGAAAAAACACAAGACGTATATATAGGGAAAGGCGTCCGCATAATTGCACATACAACAAATAAAAAAATGAATATTTTAAACAGTGAAAAATTCATAATAGATAATATAGTTGATGATATAATTAAAATAAAAGATGAAGAACGTGAAATAGACATTGATATAAATTTATTTCATAAACTATTTTACGTTGGTTTTTGCATTACTATACACGCATCACAAGGTGAGACATTCAAAGAAAAATATACTATATACGATTGGGGATTAAAGTATTTCAATGAACGCGCTAAATATGTTGCATTATCACGAGCAACTAAAATAAGTGATATACAAATTGCCAGAGACAATCTATTTCCCACGGAAATACAAATTTCTTAAAAAAATCATCATCGAAACTTTTGCGGGGGGCGATGATGATTAACACACACAAACAAACAAATTGTTTTTATCAAAACAACTTTTTGGAAAAAAACACGAAAAAATTGATTCAAAAAGAATATAAAGAAATTATTATCTTTAGTATATATAGAATGTTTTATAATCACCAACAATTTTATGCTTTACCTTTTGAATTACAGAATAGAGTTTATTCTTATCTTTCACCTCACCCTATAAGTGTTATTTTTAAAAATTATTTTAAACCATTTTATCTTGGTGATGACCCTCATCGTCGTTATTTAATGTGCGGTGATAGCTCACAATACTATATGTATCCTGTTATAGAATTATTACAAGGTACATTACAAAGATATGTGTAACAAACAGAAAGAGAATATGTAGAAAGAATTATGTTTTCGTAAAAACCCATCGTCCCGAATCTTTTGCGGGGGGAGATGACGATTAACACACACGCACACAAAACGCCAGAGGCGTTCTATCGTCTTTGACGATACAAACAAATTGTTTTTATCAAAACAACTTTTTGGAAAAATCTTAATATTCCAGAGGAATACGGGAAATCTTTGATTTCTTGAAAAAATTGATTTGCTTTTTGGTCTAATGTTTGATAGGTATATTATTGAATTATATAAGAAAAAATGCCTAGTCGAGGAGCACAAAGAAGAACAACATGTCTGCCATGTGGGTTTTCAACGAAGGGTTCTGTAAAAGAGGTTAGTTATAAAATTAAACTACACGCAAAAATATGTGAATTGTGTAAAAAAGATAAAGATATTGTAAAACATACAAATACACCATTTGACATGACTTCCGCAATATCAAATGGATATGATGGTATTCAATATAATGCGATAGTAAGAGATAAAGTTGCAACTATAATAAAAGATGGAACCCCTAATATAGTTGTTTTTAAAAATTGTATGAATACAGAAAAAATGCAAAAAGTGATAAAAGAAGAATTTGACGAGGACGTTACCCGATAATTAGGTTTTTGGTAAATTTGTTAAGTTTGTGCTAAGTTTTTGGTAAATTTATTAAGTTTTTGCTAAGTTTTTGGTAAATTTATTAAGTTTTTAAAATGTATTTTTTTTTTTTTTTTTTTTTTTTTTTTCTTTTTTTTCTTTTT